TGCGCTAGAGAAGCTGCGCAAAGACATGGCAGCTTGGGTGTCACCGGAAGATTATGAGGCATTGCGTCAGGAGATGCATCGATGAACGTGATGCGTCTGGGATGGATGAAAGACACGCCGCCTGATCTCATACTCGTTGAAGTGTGGTACATCAACACGATCATTCTGGCTTACCACGATGCGCAGGGTTGGCGCACAGCGGACGGGCAACATCTGATCGGCGTGACGCACTGGAGATTCAGACAATGACGGCACGTGCACGGCGGCGCTATGATGACAAATTCAGAGCAAACGCCGTCATTATGCTAGAAGCGGCAGGTTATCCCAACCGTGACGGTGCATTATCCCAAGTATCCCAAAATTTGGGTGTACCAGCGACAACGCTTCACGGTTGGGCAAGTGCTAAACATAATCCAGTGCCTACGGATGTTCGCACGGAAAAGAAAGGCGAAATTGTAGAGTTGCTTCGTGCCGAAATACGGGCGGCGCTTGCAGAGGCGGAACGTGCAAGACCAGATGCAAGCTATCGAGATTTGATTACCGGTGTTGGCATTATGACGGACAAGTTGCAGCTATTAAGCGATGAACCGACAGAAAACGTTAGCACAAGAATCATCATCGAATACGATACGCTTGATATTGCCTAAACCGTTTGACTGGCAGCGTCAGGTAAAGCAAGAGTCAAAACGGTTCAACGTTGTTGATGTGGGGCGACGTGCTGGCAAAACGGCGCTAGGGCTAGACTTATGCGTTTCGCCTGAAACGTTACCATATCCTGTCGGATGGTTTTCGCCAACGTATAAGATGTTGCTTGAGGTATGGCGTGAGGCCGTGCGGACATTTGCGCCGATATTGACACGGCGCAACGTACAAGAGCGCAGATTGGAATTTTTGACAGGTGGACTGCTAGAGTTTTGGAGTCTTGACAACCCAGACGTAGCTAGAGGGCGCAAATACAAGCGGGTTATCGTTGACGAAGCGGCGATGGTTCCGGCTCTTATGGAATCATGGCAATATGCCATTCGCCCTACGCTTGCGGACTACAAAGGTGACGCATGGTTTTTGTCCACCCCAAAAGGGCGCAACGGCTTCTGGCAAATGTGGCAATGGGGACAAGATAAACACATGCAGGATTGGGCGTCATGGCAAATGCCATCAAGCGTTAATCCGTTACTTGACGCAAGCGAAATAGACGAAATGCGGCGCACTATGCCAGAGCGTACATTTCGACAAGAGATCGAAGCGGCGTTTGTGGAGGATGGCGGCGGCGTTTTTCGCCGTGTCACTGAGGCGGCAACTGCAAAAACAGACACGGGCAATCGCAACGGGCATAGGTATGTAATGGGCGTTGATCTTGCCCGAACGTTAGATTTTACCGTTGTCGTCATTCTCGATATAACACGTGTTCCCTATCGCATGGTTTACATGGACAGGTTCAATCAGATTTCTTGGCAGGTTCAAGTTCAGCGGATAAAGGCGGCTGTTGAACGTTTCCGAGTGGATCAGGTAGTTGTAGACCAGACGGGCGTAGGTGATCCGGTAATTGAGCAATTGCGGAGAGAGTTAGCGCTTTAAGTTGTTCGGATGGTATCAAGCCGCGGTCGGCCATAACATGATGATTTGGGCACAAAACGGAAGCATTATCTATATCGTTAGTTCCACCTTCGCACCGTGGCGTAATGTGATGCACCTGTACGGCAATACTAAAACCACAAATCATGCATTCGTGTTGAAATGCTTTGAGTGCTCGATTGCGAAAATTAGTATGGCTGTCGTCAATCATTCTGTGCTCGTTGTAGCACTTACGAGAGCAGTATTTGTATTTGTCTACTGCATGAGGATGAGCATAGAACGTTTTGCCGCAATGGGCGCATGGTTTGGCGATTCGTTCCCTGCCTTTGTCGTTGCGTGTGCTTTGCGCTTGTGGGTGGTTGTATTTGTTGGCGCACGATTTGGAACAGAATACTTCATTTCTGATTTGAGACGGCCATCGTGTTATTTCCTTGCCGCAAGCAGCGCATTTGACTGTTACTTTCCCGCTGCCTTCATTTTGTCTTTTCCAGACGGTGTAACACTCTTTGGAACAAAACTTAGGCGGCTCTTTTCGGTCTGGGCGCTTGCGAGTACGGAAAGACTTATTGCAAACAATGCAATTTGCGTGTGTGTGATTCATTGCGTACTCCAAATAAAAAGCGCTTTGGCGTTTGTCCGCAGTTGTTGTCTAGGCAACGCAGAACGCCAAAGCGCAAAATAAGATTATCAGGTTTTCAACAAACCAACAACTACAGGCGTTCGCATTGCCTAGACAACAACATTATAGCACAGGCTTTCTAATATGGCTACTGTTTCGGGCATACAAATTACAAATGCAATCAAGACAAATTTAGTTGAAGGTTTGTCTTTGGCGTTTGAGCAAGGGCAAATTGAAATACTAGATGACCCTGTTTTGATAGGCGAATTGCAGGCATACGAAAGTGAGCGTCTGCCATCTGGGTTGGTGCGATATAACGCACCGGAGGGTTTTCACGACGATTGTGTATCTGCGTTGATGTTGGCGTGGGCGGCTGGCACGTCTGCGCAACGAAGACGGGCAACTGTGAGGGAGTACTAGCAATGATCGATATTATGGCATTGTCGCCGGTGCAACTTGAGCGTTTTATCCACATGCAGGGGATTGTTGACCGACAAGCGAATGAGGCGGCGAAAGTGCGTGCCTTGCGTGACTACTACAAGGGCGAACATCCGATCATGCTGACCAAGCGCCAACAGGAGTATCTTGGCGCACTGGTAGAGGATACGGAATTTACCTTTGCGCACAACCTTGTCCGTTCTATCGTTGACACGTTGCGGGAACGTCTTGATGTGTCAGGATTCACAATTGACGGCGAAGGCGCTGACGCTGCTGAAATGCAGGACGCACCATCGCCCTCGGCGCAACTTGCGGCGCTATTCTGGCAATGGTGGAAAGAAAGCCGCACCGACGCTGCACAGATTGTGCTGTACCGACGTGCTTTGCGAGATGGCAAGGCGTATGTCATCGTGGACTGGGATGCTACCGAGAATCGCCCCAAGATGATCGTTCATCGTGTTGATGCTGGCGACCTGCAACCGGGAATCATGATGCACCGTGACCCAGAGGACGAAAACCGTGTGCTCTACGCCAGTCGCTACTTCTACACGTTTGACCCGCTCAATCCTGGCGAAACCGGCAAGCAACGCAAAACGGTTTACCTACCGGGTGAAATCCGCAAGTACATCATGAGCAAGACGGGAATTTGGGAACCGTATCAGGATGTTGGCGATTCAACGTGGCCTTTACCCTGGGTTGACTCGACAGGTGCGCCGCTTGGTATTCCAGTAATCGAGTTTGCCAACCCTGGCGGCAGTGAGATCGAGCAGGTCATCGGGTTGCAAAATGCGCTCAACAAAACGTGGCTCGACTTGATTGCTGCCGCCGATACGAACGGTTTTCCGTTGTTGGCAATCGAGTACAGCGGCGACGGTGGTTTTGGTTCGATTCAGGATGACGCCGACATCGAGGGCAATGACGAATTTCGCCTGTCTCCGGGCAGGGCGATTGAGGTAGACAACGCAACCGTTCACCGGCTGGAAGCATCCAACCTGCAACCGATGATTGATACCATGTGGACAATTGTCCAGGCTGTTGCCGGCGTATCACGCACGCCAGCGTATTACCTGCGCCCTGTCGGCGGCGGTGACGTTCCAAGCGGTGAGGCGTTGAAGCAACTTGAGAGCGGGCTAGTAAAACGTGCGCAAGAGCGACAGTTGACGTTCGGTCAATCGTGGGAAGATGCGCTAGAGATGGCGTATCGCCTGGCGCAAACGTTCGGCGGCGGCGTGCCGGAAGTTGACCCGCTCAGCATTCAGACAGTTTGGACAGACGCCAACGTGCGCAACGAACTGGCACAAGCGCAGGTCGGGCAAGCGTATCAGGGGCTAGGCGTGCCGGATGATACAATCTGGCAGTATGTGCTAGGCTTTACGCCATCGGAGATCGCCGGCTGGAAAGCTGACAAGCGCAGAGAAGAAGCGGTCAAGATTGCCAGTGTGAGCGAATCGTTACGCCGTGCTCAGTTGCAGGCGCAACGCCCGACGGATGCAACGCAGAACGGGAATCAGGGAGGGAACAACAATGAGCGAACCGGTAACACTGTACCGTGATGGCGACGAAGTGATCGTTACAGCACCGTCAGAGGTGCGGCGCATGTTGGCGGATGGGTGGAGTCTGACGGATGACTACGTGCC